AAATTTCCGTTGACATTGTTGGGGTTGATCTGGCTGGTCATTGCTGTTCCTTGTATTAGATATTTATTGTTTAGGTACAACCGCTAAATAATCCAAAGGTCCTTGAGCACATGCAAAAGAAAACACGCAGCATACTAGAAGAACTAGATACACTGTACATAGAACGCGATCGCCAAGCTGTGATTGAAACCAGGGCCAGCAATGTGATAGCCACGGCTATTCGTCTGCTGGAACAGATTGATGCAGAATATCCTGCTGAGCAAGCAGAAAATCTCCAGCGCAAACTGCTGAATGCCATACGTCATCGCGACACTGGCAAATTTTCAAGGTCTGTAAGGAAAACTCATGCAGATATTTGAAATCACACAGAAATCCGTGACCAACGAAGTTAATTTTGGAGCGGTGGGTGCAGCCCTGGCCAATCGAGCCCGTACGGCTGTGTTGCAAAAAGCCGGCGTAACTGATCCTGGAGATAGCAGTACACCTTACGGCGACACTCGTGAACGAGCAGCTCAACAAGCTGAACCAGCCATAAAAGAACAAGCAAAAACACGGGTCAATGCCTGGCAGCAGGCCATAGCACAACTTTGTCAAAGAGAAGGCCGGGACAATGTGGCACAGCTCAGTGCCAACAGCAAAACTATCTTGATGCGCTCGCTTGTACAGCAATTGCACGATCCCATGATGCGAGGCTTGATAAGAGACTACACCACTTTGGCATCTGCTGTGAGTTCAGATCCTGACATTCAAGCTGACGCAGTTAAAACCACACAAAACATATCACAAGCTATCTCTGCCATCGAGCGCAATTTAAATGATGCCAGCAGCACCTGGATCGACGACGCCAAAAGTGAAGAACAACGTCAGTACAACAACTGGCTGATGCTGTGTCGCGGTGCATATCGGGCCATGGCGTTGTTGCAGTTTGAAGGCGGTAGAGACATTGCAGTCAAAGCACCGGCCCTGAGACAGGTGGCTGGCAATTGGCAGTTGGATCGACTCATGCTGAATGATGCCAATCCTGCACACAAATTGTTGATTGACATGTCCAATCAACTGGTTGCAGCCGGTGTTGCTCCCAACATCAGTATCACTCCTGGTGGTGATTTCTATGTGGGCACGTCTTTGTTGAATCCTGCTGCCCCAGCAGATCAAACAATCATCAACTTGATCAAAGCCAACCTGCCATGAAAACTCTACGTACACTACTGGAAGGCGGCAATGTATTCAAAGACGCAGACGGCAAACCACTCACAGGTCGCATCAATCAAAGCGATGTGCCTGCCACTGTGGCCTGGCTTGAACAAGTCACAGGCATAGAGTTTCCACGTGACCGTTGGTTGGGATCAACAGGCAAAGCGCCCACATCAGGAGACATGGATTTGGCTGTGGATGTGAATGAAATCTCCAAAGATCAACTGGCAGCCAAACTCATGCAATGGATAGCCAGCCACAAACTACCCCCAGCAGAGTGGATCAAAAAGGGCGGCGAAGTACACCTGCGCACACCCATACAAGGGCGACCTGAACTGGGCTATGTGCAAACAGACTTTATGTTTTTCCCCAACTTGGATTGGGGCACATTCTTTTACTCAGGCGGTGAAGGTTCAGCCTACAAAGGTGCCAATCGCAACATATTGATGTCCAGCATTGCCAAACAACTGGGACTCAAAGTAGGCGCCAATGGCATGTTCAGCCGCACCAGCAATCAACTTGTGCCTGGCGGGCTAGATCCTGACTATGTGGCACAGGCCTTGCTGGGCTCACGTGCCACTCGAGAAAACTTGAAAAATGTAGAAAGCATTTTTGCTGCCTTGGCTCGGGACAAAGACCGAGAAGTCAAGGTCAAAGACTTTCGTGAGTATCTGACCAAAGAAGGTTTGCCACAGCCTGATGCGGTGACAGAAAACACTGACACTTACTTCCTGGCACGACTGCGTGATAGAATCGTAAACCAAGGCATGCAACCCCTGGTGGAACGTGAGTCAGCCAATCCTTATCAAATTTACGAAGCAGAAGAAGCTGGTGTGGGTGGCAAAGCCAAAGGCATTGAACACCTGGAAGACTATGTGTTCCGTAACGGACTACCTGGTGTGGCCACAGCCTTGCAAATTGTACAGGCAGCAGCCGAGTCTCCAGCCAAAACCACCACGGTAAAGTGGGACGGCAAGCCTGCTGTGATATTTGGACGCAAACCTGAAACTGGTGAATTTGTGCTCACAGACGGTTCGGGATTTGAAGCCAAAGGCTATGATGGCTTGGCCACAAGTCCACGCATGATGGCTGACATACAGCGCAACCGTTCAGGCTCAAGGGACGAACTGATTCAACTTTATGCCTCACTGTGGCCTATATTAGAAGCAGCTTTGCCCGCCAACTTCCGTGGTTATGTCAAAGGTGACTTGTTGTACATGGACACACCACCCTTGGAAGCTGGCAACTATGTGTTCAAACCCAACACTGTGCAGTATCGTATTCCTGCAAAAACATCACTGGGCCAGCGCATTGGTGCCAGCAACATAGGTATTGCCATGCATTCCATGTATGCAGATGTAGGCGACGCACGTCAACCACTCAGTGGCGTGCGTTTTGATGATGTTCCTGGCCTGTTGTTGATTGAACCCATTGGCGGCAAAGAAATTGTGCCCGACGCTGGTTTGATCAAACAAATCAAATCTGTGGCCAATGGCCCAGATGGTCGTGCCATTGCCACACTGTTCAACCCTGGAGAACTACGTGCTCAACAGATCACAGATCTAGCAAAATTGTGTGTGGACTACATCAACTACAGAATCAAACAGCCTGATCCTAGTTTTGACAACTTACTGGGCGGGTTTGGAGATTGGTTGCAGACCAAGGTCACACCTAAAAAATTCAACAACATTGTGGAATACTTGAACAGTCCGTCCAGCAATGCAGGCGCACTATCGGCAGCATTTACCCTGTTTATGCTACTGCATGACTTAAAAATAGATATCCTGCGTCAGTTGGATTTGAAGGATCCTGGGCACGAAGGTTGGGTCATGGCCACCCCTGCAGGCTATGCCAAAGCGGTAAATAGATTTGACTTTACAGCTAGAAATGCGGCTCAAAATAATCCGCAACAGGCGTAATTTTTACCGATTGTATAAATAAAAGCAGGTCCAACAAGACCACTTAACTTTAAAGGAAATTTATCATGGCACAATTTACAAAAGTAAATGGAACTACACAACCAGTATTTGCACTGGACGTGGCAAACGGTTCAATCGCAGGAACAGCAAACGTTGCGGCCCAAGGCCCAGTAATGTTGTCTGGTCCACAACTGCAATTCTTCTCATTGACAGCAAACGCTGCACTTACCAATGCTGGTAACGTCAACGGTTACTTGAACAATGTGTTGCAAGCAGTTCAACAAACCAGCACAATTGCTTTCTATCAAGCAGGTGCAACAGCTGGTCAAATCAACTTGGCTATCTACCCAGCCGGTGCTTTCACCACAACTACCTTGGTTACCGCTGCTCAAACAGCCAATGCCACAGGTGGCTTGAACATTGGCATCCCAACTGCCAACGTCAGTGCAACTGCCAGCTTCACTAACCTGTAATCAGTTTAGTCTCAATCAAACCCTGGACGTAAAAAATCCAGGGTTTCTTTTTGGCATTAAATATGCACATAATGAAAGTCTTGTGCCGCACCCTTTTTGATTGTACCTACACTGGTATCACAGGACATCTCCGCCCACAGCATTTGCCATTCACTACCAAAACAGGCCTGGTGATTGACACTGCCGAACAATGGAACCGTGCTAGAAATCAGCAACGCAACTGGGAAAGTTTGTTGCAAATAATGAGCCTGCGCACACAGCCCATGAATGTTGTGCCACCCACAAAACACACTGACGGCTGGCATTTTGCGTTTGAAGTTGAAGCCGAAGGTGTGCTTGGCAGCAATTTTGGCAGTGATGAGTTAGATGGACTTGTTGGCGACTGTGAAGGTGTGCCCATGGTCACAGGACTGGATGAAGCAGAACCCGTTGCTGCTACCTTGCATGCTCGGGGTGCCAATCAGAACATTTGGTTCTCAGCCATAAATACGCCATTGGAGCCTGACCATGGTTGATACCACTGACATTGAAAAGAAAAGTCTTGAAGCCCACGTTGAGCTGTGTGCAGAACGTTACCGCATGCTGGAACTCAAGATAGAAACAGTGGAGAATGAAATCTCAGCGGTCAAGCACATGGTGACCGAAGTGCATGGCATTGTGCGCCAAATGGGCGAAAAGCGCAACGACCAGTTAATCGCCTGGGGCATAGGCATCATAGGCACACTGTTGGCCCTAGTAGGCTGGCTCACAGCCCATTACATCCAAACACTATGACCCGTGAACAAAAATTAGAACGCTTTGCCG